CGTAGCGTAAGTATACGAAATAGTAGCTGAAATAAGGTTGATGTACTTACCTGCTCCAGGAGATGCTATCAAAGGAATAGATGTTCCTACGATGATTTGAGCTGGAGTAAGGGTCACCTGAGTTGTCAATACGTCTACTGCGTTTACTCCCTGTATAAAACTACAAGAAGCAGCTGTTCCTATATTAGTGTATTGAGCACCCGTGTCAGTTGCAATATATGTGCAACCTATCGCATATCCCGCTACTGCTGACGGAAGGTTTGCGGTGGTTCCTTTTGCTAACAAAGCGTTTTTTGCTTCGTCATTTAGAGCAACCATGACTGCTGCACCTGATGGTGCAAATAATCCTGTTCCGGGCATAATTTTGGGATATTAGAGATTAACTGAAAGGGGTGATAAGCTCACCCCCGAAAGCTATAAAACTATTAAGTTGTGCTGTTAGCTCCGATTACAAACTGAAAGCTAGAAAATCCATTGATGAAAGCAACAGAACCAGTGTAAAGGCGTGAGCCGTTATTAACTAGTTTGTCATCATCAAAGCGAGGTCTCCAACCCCAGATAATATGATTCATGTATTGCGCTCTTTCAAGGTCAATCAAGAACCAATATTTGTTGTAAGCAACTGGAATCCATGAAGCAACTTTAAGGTCAATGGAATATCCGCCTTTCATATTGAAGACGTTTCCTGTCCTATTAGCGCTGTCTGGGTTTCCAATACTTCGAAGAGTCTGGAGTGCGTTATCTTCATTTTCAATTCCAACAATCAATCTCATACGACGAGCAGGCATCATCTGAATACCTTTGTCATCGTACATACGATTCATAGCCTGGCGAGCCAGTTTCAAGTTGTCGTACGAAAGCGGAACAGCTCCCAAAGTGTTTGACTGAGTTGAACCATCACCCATTGGATGAGAAGCGGAGAACAAAGCCACACCATCACCACCAATTTGGAAAGTAGTTCCAAATCCAAGATAAAACTGTTTAGCGCATTGAGTATCAATACGTCCATTGCAAGCGTTAGCTGCAGCAGAAACGACATTGTTAATCTTAGGCCATAGGTTATATCGGTACATTTCCTCTGAGATAGGGGAAGCTTTGGTGTACTTAGCTGGGGTCAGCGTTACGCTGAATCCTGCCTGAATATCTTCTCGATTGTAAGGCTCGAGTTCACCTGTCAGTTCAGCAAGTCCAAGTCCGGTAAAGTTCTCTATTTTAGTATTCTGAATTTCTGCGTTTTTGTCGCTGAATCCGAAAATACTATATTCAAGTTCTTTAGAAAGCTGGGTGTTTTTTTCATCCCAAATTTCTTTGACTCTTGGGTCTGCCAAATCTGATAAATGTTGCAAATCCATATTTTTATCTTATCAACTATTAAGTATTAGACTTAACATTGAATACTTTAACAAATTTAAACAAACCTTGGCGTAGTCCAGAACCTGAACCAGTACCACCGATGCCATTGGGGTCGACTTTCGTACACATTACAACACGACTAGTTGTAGTTTGTGCTCCCGAGGTAACATCTACCTGTTGAACGCCAGTTGTTCCAGTCAACTTGAAATAAGTTGAAGGGCCCGTAAGGACGCTCAAATCTGCGTTAGTTCCCATTAAAAATTCCATGTCTTGGTCAATTGGTACAATCGCTGGTTTTACGAAAGCAACTGTTTCATTAGTTGCAGACATAGTCTGTGTACTTCCAGCGTAAGCTCCATAAACTGTATCAGTAGCGCCAGCTACCTTAGCTCCGTTAGCAGCGTCTACAGTAACGACATCACCATAGGTGAATACCTCAGAGTTTTTACCAATGACATCATAAGACAGGTTTTGTTCATTCGTAGGTATTTTACCCACAAATGCTCCGTATAGTGTCTGTGCCATTTTTTTACGTTTTATTGATTATCATGTTTCTTCTTGGCTTTCCACCATTCATCAACACTCCAACCTTGAGCCTCAATGATACGACGTTCTTCGTCTGATACATTAGGCATGCGGTCTCGGTCTTGTTTGTAAGTGGTAGATCCACGAGAGATTGCAGGTGCTGAGAAAACCAAATCATCTTTGGCTCTGTCAAACTGTGCTTCTCTCTCTCTTTCCTCTACTTCCTGATAGTTTTCAGCAGCGATTGCACGTTTAAGGTCTATTATTACACCTTCACGTGTTCTTCCAGAATTGTCCTTAATCCTTTCATAGGTAGATATGACCTTTTTAAGCTTCTCGGTATCACTAGCAAGAGCTGGATGAGCAGTCAGTATTTCTTCTAAAGAAAAGTTAAAGATTTCTTCTTTCTCTTTTTCAAGTTCTGCATGAAATGGATTGACATTGTCTCGAATTTCTTTGAGCCATGCTTTGTTGCTTGGGTCTTCTTTATCAATGACGGGAAGTTTTTCAACCTCTCCTTTGATTTCGGATTTTTCAGCTCTTAGGCGTTGAAGTTCTTTTTTGGCTTCTTCTTTGGCTCTGTTAAGATTTTCAAGTTCTTGTCTTACCCTATCAGCTTCGGTTTGTTCTGGGGTTACCTCAGTTTTTGACGCAGTTGGAGTTTCCTTCTCCTCTTCGGTTGTTTCCTCTTTTAGGATGTCGTCTAGTTCTTTCATAGTTTTGTAACGCTGTTTTACCTGTCAGCGACAGGAATTATGAATTATTTTTAATAGACTCAGTTTGATGCCCGTTGGGGGAAAGTGGGCATCATCAGAAACTACGCTTTCATTGCTGCCTTTTTGAAAGCTGCAGGGTTAAATTTCTTACCCTTTTTAGCTGCTTTTGGAGCAACTGCACCTTTCTTGGGGGCTACAGCCTTTTTAGCTGCTTTAGCCATTTTCTTCATTGCCATTTTGTTTAGGCAGGATTCTATTATCAGATTATTTAACTCTGGAATAGTTATCTGCATATATAAATTAAAATTCCTTAATCTTATCTTCTTTTTTAACTTCTTTGACCTTCTTGGTTACTGTTTCATGTGTTATTTTTTCCCATGCTTCACGGCAACTCTTTTGCAACATCATAAGACCAAGTATCCGACCTTTTCTTATATTTACCTCGTCCATGTTGACGCTATTCATCGAACTATTGAAAATCGCTTCGTTAATCTTGCTTTTAAGATAATCCCTGAACCCTTTGTTTGAGTAAGCCGTCGCCAGTGCTCCAATCTGTTCGAGTGTTACAGTGTCAGTCTTTTCATAATCGAAAGGGTCTTCAATGAATAATTCCTTTATGAGTTGATTTGACTTCATTTGGTTGGAAGTTTAACTGGTTGGGGTTGCTGTGGCGATTGGCCTTGCTGTCCTGGCATTGGTTGACCTCCTGGTGGCTGTCCAGGTGCTCCTCCTTCTCCTCCTTGCATCGCTTGCAAGGCTTGCTGTTGTTGCGCTTGTTTTTGGCTAGGTGTTGGCTTAAACTGTCCTTCTTCAATATCAAATGAGTTTTCTACCCATTGGATAAGCTTATCAGTGTCTACGGGGGAAACTTGCGCTAGGCTTAATCTCCAATTGGCGTAAGCCATACGTTTGGCGTTCTCTATCGATTGAGTTTTTTCAAAGCTCGAGTTTCTTACTATTTGAATCCTATAGTTATAGTCGTAAAAGGTATTTATTGGCACGGCAATTACTTCCGTTGGTATTCCCATGTGTTCGCCAGTAGCTTCGATAACGGACATTTCATCTTCTAATTTCTTGCGCTTGTCCTTAGTCTTAACGTCTCCGACAAGTTTAATAATCTTTGTGCCAGTCTGTCCATTTGAAAGTGTTGCGTCTGGAATCTTAATCTCACGATACATCAGTTCTTGAATCTCTTTACCGTCTTTTCCTGTCACAGCTTCCATTTTAGGGATTGAGTAGAACTGTAAAATATGATTGATACGAAGTTCCGTCCTGTCCCTCTCAAAGTCTTCCAGCAGGTTAGACGTAAATCCGAGCTTCATCATCATTTCCTCTTCCTGTTGCTGTAGTTGCTTGTCATTTAGCTTTCCTCCTTTAGGTGAGAACTTTGGAGCCATCAATGATCCTGAAAGCTCTTTAATGAAAGACAATCCTTCTCCAAGCACTCCCATTTCTCCACCAGACACACCAGGAAGGCTTTCAAACCTCCATTTGGTAATATCGCCTACCTTGCGAATCTTGTTGGGTTCTAGCTCCAAATCTTCAACCATGTCGTCCAAGTCTGATGTAAGTCCGAACGGTGAAAGCGAACCTTCTGATTTGTCTATGATTAAATTCCAAAGGGTGTTCAGCAAGTCTTGGTCACCCATTATCTTCTGAACAAATGAAGCTCCCCAAAAGAAATTGTTGTCATAAGGCTCGTGAATACCTTTAGCGAAAGGATACTTTCCATCTTTGAAAGGAATAGGCCCCATATAGACAGGAACTCCACTAATCAAGACGACATGACGATTTTTGCCTCGGTTATAATATCTAACGATATCAACTGAATCCATGTTGACTTCTGTCATCAATTGATTGCGATAGAATGTAGTCGAGTCTGCCGAAACAGTATAAGAACCAGGCTTGACATACTTAAAGTTTTCATAGTGACCGAATTCTGTTTGTGCTTCTTGATAGGTTGTGATTTTACGCCACACTATCCAAGGTTGCTTTTGAACAGCTGGCTGATAAGGATTTGCTATGTAAAAGTCCTCGGTTGCTACTAATTCTTGGTAACAATCGTCGTATATAAGGCGTTTAATCTTCTTTTTTTTGTATTCTCCTGTTTCAGCGTCAAATTCATCGGCAATTTCTGTTTCTTGTTCTTGTTTGGAATATCCTTCATAACGGATAACTGTTCCTTTGACTGCAACTTCAAGGCATGACTCAAAGAATCTGGCGTCTGCGTTCTCTGCGTTGTTGGAATAGTCATTTAAATCTGAAATCATCCTTGCAAATGATTGGTCTTGGAAGCCAGACTTATTGTTTACCGCCAAAACTTTAATCTTGGGAAGATTTAAAGCTACTTTGGACAAATAATTGATTATTAAGTTACGGGTATAATTCAGAAATATACGACTTCTGTTTTCATCCAATACTGAGCCACTGGTAATATATCCATTCCATCTCATTTGCCAATCATCTATAGCGTCGTAAAGACTTCGGTCATTGAATTGGTTATAGGACTTTTGAATAATGGTGCGTCCTTTAACGACATTCTTTATAACCTCGCTATAAGCCTCCTGTTCTTGCTCTGTGGGAATATAAGCTATTTGCGGATTATCCTTGTCTGTATTTTTTTCGTTCTCTGTAATCATCTATATAATGTTGGGCTACCAGTTAACATTCCTTTTTTCTTTTTCTTATAAAAATCAAACTCTTTTACAAAATTTTTGTCCACAACTTCTTGAATAGGTTTAGGTTCGTCTGGGATATTCCAAACTGAGAGTGCTAGGCTCATTACACAGTCGTCGTGTCCGTTCTCAGGAGCCTCTATGCGGAGCTTTCGTCCCTTAAGCCTATACTGGAAGCTTCTTAATTCTTGAAGCAG